AAAGTATGCACCCTTATAGATGAAGTTGCAGAAGAATGGACTTGGTACGATAGAAAGTTATTTAAGTTGTACCGAGATACTGATTTAAGTATTAGAAAAATTGCTAAAGAAACTAATATAAGTTGGGTAAGTATATTCAATAGTTTAAAGAATTGTAAACAAGATGTTAGTAGTAAGTTGGGAGAAACTTATGAGGACTATAAAAACCAAGATTATGACAGAATTTAAAGGTGACAAAAGAACTAAAGAGTACAAAGAGTGGAAAAAGAACTACGACAAAGAAAGCAAAGGTATTGGCGATGTAGTTGAAAAGTTTACTGAAGCAACTGGAATAAAGAAAGTTGTTAAGTTTATAGCAGGAGACGATTGCGGATGTGATGAACGTAAAGAAAAATTAAATTACTTATTCCCACATTACAAACCAAATTGTTTAACAGAAGAAGAGTTTGATTACTTATCTGAAAGAATAGGTAAGCTAAACACTATAACAGTAGACGAACAAAAAGCATTACTAAAAATATATAACAGGGTGTTTAACGACAAAAGAGAATTGACATCTTGTAACAGTTGTTTCTTGAATGGAGTTTGGAAAAAGTTAGAAAGAATTTATAACGAATATATATAGATGACTGTAAGTAAAGGAAGGTGGGCTTATTCTTTTAAAGAAGGTAAAAAAGCTGAAGAATCATTTAATTCATTAATGTTAAAAAGAGGTAACAAATGTGTTAAATCAAATAGAAGTGATGACATAAAAAAACATATTGATTTTTATGTTAATGAATGTGGTGTGGATGTAAAGGGCAATAGACATTTAGAAACTATATGGTTAGAATTAAAAAACGTTAGAGGAAAAAAAGGATGGTTACAAGGAGAAGCTGAATATATTGTTTTTGATATTATAGAATTAAATAGCTTTTGTTTTTTTAAAAGAAAACATTTATTTGCATTTGTTGAAAATATAACAGAAATTGCATCAAGTAAAAAAGATTATATGAAATTATATACTAGGCAAGATAGAAAGGATGTTATAGTAAAAGTAAAGTATAATGACATAAAACACTTACAGGTACAACAAATTAAAAAAGATTAGTTTGAGAGAAGCAAAAGAATATATGTATAAGAAGTTTACTGCTATTGAAGATTTAAAAATGAGTTCAGCAATAGTTACAATTACTTCTGTAATTAGTGAATGGAAAAAAGTAAAACCCGACAACAAAGATTTAAAGGATATTAGTGATGCTATTGTAGAGATTGCGTTGCTTGTAAATAAACTTAATATTGAAAAAGGTAATTATCATATTGCTATGAGCCAAATGTTAGGAGACAAACTAAGAGCAATAGATAGAGCATCAGCATCTGAACGTAGAGAAAAACTATTAGAAAAACAATTGAATAAATATAAAAAGAAAGAAGAGTTAGGGTTATGAGTGATTCAGTAAAAAAGTACATTGAAAAAATGGAAAGGGACAACAACTTATACGATGAATTTGTAAATAGTCAATGGGCTATGAACTCTACAATACCAATACAAAACACTTCAAAGGATTTAATAGTACAAGAAGTAAAAGACCTATATGATGCACGTAGTGAAGTAGGAATTAATAAATATAATACTACACTAGAAGATTCATTAGATGGCTTAGAAACGTTCCTAGAGCATTTACAGGAAGAACTAATGGATGCAACTTTATATATACAGAAACTAAAACAAATAATAGATGAAAGAAAGTAAGCTAATATGGATGCAAAAAGAAATCCAACAAATGCAAAAAGTATTAATGGTAATGATACAAAGAATAGAAAAGATAGAAGAGATATTATTTAAAGAAGAAGATTAACTAAAAACAAACAAATGATACAATTATTAAACGGAGAGACTTGGGGTAAAGAAGAAATACTAACTCAAATGCACGATGACAATTTTTATTACGGTCATCTAGGTAAACACGCTTTAAGTAGCAGTAGTCTAAAAATGATACTTAAAAGCCCAAAGACATATAGAAACGTTACTAAGTACGGAGACCCTAATGGGAACAGCCCTGCACTTGCTTTAGGTAAATTGATTCACTGGATGGTACTAGAGCCACAAAAATTAGATAACGTACATTTTATTGAAGCATCTACAAAAAATACAAAGACATACAAAGAAGCAAAAGAAACATATGAAGAAGTATTTTTAAATAAAGAAAAGAAAGCAGGGGAACGTATTGCAGATGCAGTACTAAGAAACGAAGGGGCAATACAATTACTAAACAAGTCAGAGTTTGAAGTACCTGCTATTGATATGTTAGAGGGGTTACCCTTTAGAGGTAAGGCAGATATTATACAAGGCGATACAATTATAGACCTTAAAACAACTGCAGACCTATCCTCATTTCGTTATAGTGCCGACAAGTATGGTTACGACTTACAATGTTATATGTACCTAAGATTGTTTAACAAGAAAGACTTTAAGTTTTTAGTTGTAGACAAAGCAAGCACAGACATAGGTATTTACGGTGTTAGTGAAGAGTTTATAGAACGTGGAAAGGAGAAGTTTTTTAGAGCAGTAGAGAATTATAAGTATTTTTTTGAAGAACCTAACGACCTAGACCAATACGTGTTACGAGGTATTTTATAAAATAATTAAATAAATTTTGTTTATAATTAAAAAAGTTTTTGTACATTTACTCAAAACAAATAATTATGAATTACACAGATTTTATTTACTCACAGTACACAATGGAAGAACTACTTCACATTGTAGCAAGAAACAAACATTATGGAGAATACTTAGACTCCGATGCAAAACGTTGTAGATTAGAAATAATTAAAAGACAACACGAACAGCAAGAAATAACAAACCTTTAATACAAATTAATTATGGAGCAATTACAATTATTCAAAAACTCATCATTAAATAATCTATCAGCTTTTTTTGACAACAATATAGATAGCATCAGGCAAGGGAGCAAAGGGGAGCAGTTGTGCAGAAATTTTTTAAAAAACAATAATCTTGATTTTAACCAATTAGATTTTATTTTTGAAAAAAATAATAAGCTTTATTCGGTAGAAGTAAAAACATCTGAAAAATACAATAATCCTGATGCTCACGGACTTAGTAAATTTCAGTATGATAAAAGAATTAAATTATACGAAAAACATAATATTGAACCTTATTTATTTGTGTATTGTCAAACTGATTTTGTAATATATTGGGAAAGTATGTTAAGATTAAAAGAAAATGGCTCTTTTCTATCTTCGACTAAGAAAAATATATTATTTAATATTGACGGTTTTCAAAAATATAAAATAGAAAATTATATATGATAAACATTTACAATAAAGATTGTTTAATAGATATGAATTTAATGAAAGACAATCAATATGATTTAGCAATAGTAGACCCTCCTTATGGAATTGAGGTTAATAAAATGACTCTTGGTAGTGGAAAATATAAAAACAAAGGCAAATCGTGGGATTCAGAAACACCATCTTATAGTTATTTTGAAGAATTGTTTAGGGTATCAAAAAATCAAATTATTTGGGGTGCAAATTATATGATTGATAAAATTAAAAGACCTTCTATGGGTTGGGTATATTGGGATAAAATGAATGGGGATAGTGATTTTTCTGATGGAGAATTAGCATATACATCTTTTAAACGAGCTTTAAGGTCTTACAAACACCATTTATCACAGGATAGAAGTAAAAGATTTCATCCAACTCAAAAACCAATTAAGCTATATGAATGGCTTTTAATGAATTATGCTAAAGATGGGGATAAGATATTAGATACTCATCTTGGTTCAGGTTCAATAGCTATTGCTTGTCATAATTTAGGATATGATTTAGATTCGTATGAGATAGACAGTGATTATTATAATTTAGCCTGTAAAAGATTTAATCAGCACAAGAGTCAGATAAGGATGTTTTAAAAATCGCTATAAGTTCTTTATTTTTTTTATTGCAAGTCAATCAGATTGCAATAGTAATAACACCGTTTTTTAGCGGTTTACGGTGTTTTTTTTACAATTAAAACATAAACAATTAATATAAATTAATAGAAAATAAATGAAACAATACACAGAACTACTAATAAACAAACCAAAACTATTAAAAGACATTATAGGTCAAACACTATCTATTGACATAGGTCTAAAAACAAGACAACAACCAGTAGTAGAAGCTAGGTTTATATACTTCTACATACTAAGAGAAAAGGAGGGTATGACTTT